GGAGAATTTCCATCCTAAAGCATGCATTCTCAATCCGCCAACTAGTCAAAACCCTACGCAAGGGACAAAAGACTAGTTATACACTAACTTGAATGCCCCTTCTAGGAGGGAAAGGTGACTTGATGTCTGTTTACGGAATGCTTTAAACAGCATTGCCAGGCGTTGATATTGCAAACAACGCTGGGCAACCGCGATAAAATTGTAGAGAAAAGTCAATTCCTACACTGTGAAATACATCGTATCTCAAATAATCAGTAGTAGAATAGGAGGTCGCTACCCAACCTTCTAAATTGTGACCATCTCTGGCATTTTCTTCCGTTGTATTGAAAGCGGTAGCTACATATGTACTGCTTAGCCAAGAATATGGCGGCAAATTCACAGAATAAGGAAAATTCGTGACAGCCCTATATCGTGAGTACAATGGCAGGCTAAATTCTAATAAAGGATTAACGCCTGCGACGGCTATAGTTGTACCAGCACCAGCTGGCATAATATTCGGATTGGAGACAATTAGTTCTCTTCCAGAAGCATTAAAGTCTGAAGAAGCACTAGGTCGCCAATTATTAGTAGTTTGTCCCACATCCTCTAGATATGGAACACGAGTGGCCCAAGAAGTTCTTGAAGTCTCCCAAGGTAGGAGTCTATAGTTATGTGATCCACGTTGAAACGCATAAGCACAGGCAAACCAATGATATGGTGTTGTTCTAACCCAGTTAAAATTTTTATTAGCTGAGCCAGCCTGATTTCTTGCGGTGGAGATACCAAAAGGATCATAACCATAGTAGGGTGGTAATCTGGGTCTTGATATAGTAGTTCTATAATCGGCTGTAGTTGAATTTCCCATTGTATATAAATGGTTTGTTCTATACATTAAATTCTTAATAGATTTAACAACCTCACCGAAATGAACAGCATATATCTTATCATCGGGTTGTTGATTTCTAAACCCAACAGATAGTGTACCATCAGATTGGGGCACCAAAAATGAATTGGTTATTGAAGCAGTTCCAACGCCCAAAGGATTTTTAGGTCCTGCTAACTCAAAATTATCCGACGCTCTAACATAAATCAAAATTTGTATGGGAGCTACATCGATAGGAGCTGTTAATTCAGAAACTACTACCAAAGAAACAACCCCATTACTATAGGCACTATCTCCTAATGTTGAATTTAATGAAGTACTAAAATTTTCATTGAGATTAGGATCTGTAGGTAAAAATGCCGTTTCATTCTGATAAGGTACAATGAATTCTAATTCATCAGATTCCGCTAAATCCCAGATAACATTAAGGGAATTACCTAAAAAATTCGTATCCCTTGTTGGTTGACCAACTGTATCCCATGAAACTCTTAACCGAGCCTTATGATATGGGGTTTTGATACATTTAAATCTATAAATAATATCACCCCTCCAGAAACTAAAACATTGAGAAACATGAGATATGGGTGGAAAATACTCACAAGCGTAAGTATCACCTCCTGAAGAATCAAATCCAATAGATGTTGAAGGTGTGGCTCGTATAACAGCCACTTGTGAATCAACAGCTGTTGATACCGAAACTGTACTTATACACAAGAGGGCTTCATGACTTGCAATCTTATTAATTTGCATTTCATCTTCACTAGCACCTAAAATTTTTGGATCTATAGATAACTCATTTTTAGGGTCTAAAGATAATTTTTCAATCTGTGATCCAATTTCTGAAGATGCAGCATTACCAATACCAGTAGTACGAAAGTGCCTAATTGGTTCTATTATTGGAACATTGGAATATCCAAACATTGAAGCCACTCTACCTATAGCAGATGCTGCTATAGTAGTAGCACGTGCATATGGACCTATTATAGGAGCATTGTGTAATTTACTACTAATAGCGGCCACAACAGAGGCTGGTTTACTAACTGGCCCAGTGCCATAACTATCAGATTGTAAAATAGTCTGACCTGTGGCACCAGTTAAAGTAACATCTTCTAACCAACCATAAGTAGTGACTGAAGCATACTCTGAAGCAGTTGATGCAGATTGTAAATCAACTAATGACTGAAAAGATAATACTCCCAATCGCTCAATTCCAGTTGTTGTTCTCAAATCAAGAAAATTCCTATCATATATAAATGGAATACGCATCTGACCACCTTTAGATTTGGAAGCTTCTAAAACTACATGTGGCAAAGTACTCTGTAAAAATTTTCTAGCAGCCAAGGGAACTGGATTTGTCATTGCAAAAGGGCTAATTCCATAGCCTCTACTTGATTGATCTATATTATACGGATAATAAGCTACTTGTAAAGCTCCATAATTAAATGGAGTACTATTAACTACAAATTTTATACATAGAGTAGCTCGTAAATAAGCATAATTTTTAATTTTATTTTTAATCATGTCATTTGTTAAAATTAGACTCCACGGTGTTAAATTTGTTCCACTCAGGGTAGACCAAGAAGAGTGGTTTAACCGTACTGGACGAGCGAAAAATTTATCTATATCAGTAGTACCTAGATGATCGAACTCAGAAATATCTCGAAGTTCGTCATCCATAACCACTGCAGTACCTAATTTTTCATCATCGAACACTGTGGTAGGTATATCAACTTTACCTACTCCAACATCTTCTGACAATTTAGTAAAAGTTGAGGGATCAGGTACTTGATCAACTATATTTGGAGCCGTTTTTATTGAAGTGGAAGCTCCTCCACTTATAGTATTATTTATTTGTTCAGCGAGTCGGCTGTTTCCCCGAGGGTTTAACTCAATATCCTCGAGTATGGCAGTAGTTGTTCTTGAGCGTTTACAAAAATTATAAGACATAAAAGAACTCACATAAATATATGATTGGGTCATGCCCACGCTACATACATACACACATGCAATAATTATACGCATACTAACCAATTTACATATAACAAGGATCAAAATGTGACGCTTACATTTGGCTCGGTGTATCACCCAGAAGCTGCAAGTCGCTCCTGTTGTTATCAAACCATTTGATAACCATTTCTTGATATGGCGGGGGACGCCAAATCAAACCTAATTCCACCTCTATTTCATTTTTAAATACTGGATGCTTCCAAGTATACGGAGATTGATCTAAGAATTTTAAAATAATTTTCCTATATTTCTCATATTCTTCTTCTCCATGAAATAGTAACTCTGAGAAGGCACTACGTATAGTCCCCTCTAACTGCACTGACCAACCACATTTGGTATAAGTGCAAATACATAACATTTTATCTATAGAATTTATGTCGAGAGGTGCAACATATCTATTTAGAGATTTACTCCAAACGAAAGATCTCTTAAGAAATGTCGCTTTATCTAGAGGTATGAATTTAACAAAATCATCTGATTTATCAGCCATTGTATATCCAATATTCCACTCTTTTAGAGTTTCATGCATAGTAATATGGTTCAACACTTCATCATCATCAATAGATGACAATATACTATCATCTCCATATGTTATAAGTCTGTGCATAGAACTAAAAGGGGGAATATGTTCCTCTCCCCGTTCAGCCATCAATTTATAATAAACAGCTCTATGATATAGGGAATTAGCTAAACAGTTTATTATAACCGTCAAGCTATTTCCACTAGGATTGGAATGTTTAGCAAGTACTATTTCACCCTTGACTAAAATATATTTGAAAATTAACTCATTTAAACAAGTATGGGCTACTGTCAAATCTGATATATTCCAGCCTGCTTGACTGAGTACCGCCATAATAATATTGGTTACAGCTACAAGCGTTTCAGTATGCATGGAGAGATCAAATTTTTTAAAATCTCCAGCCATTATCTTGAGATTACTTAAATTTTCAGCACTCAATTCCTCATCAAAATTTAGATACTTAAGTAAGTTTTCCCATTCTACTCCGTGGGCATTAATTCCTACTGCTACTTCAGAAAATTGACGATTTTCCTGTAGATATTTAATAAAGGTCATAAATATTTTTCTAGTTATAAGAACAAAAGGAGTTGGACACACATTAAAAACTCTTATGTTTCCCGATTCATTTTTCTCAGGTGATATTGGTTCGTCTTTTAACGCAGTTTTAAATATGAAGCCATACGTCTTACTGCTCGCATATTTAGACCACGCTATATTAACTTCTTTCATAACATGATCTTTCATTGACCATTTACCAGATTCATCCTGGACCATGTGATCAATTTTTGCACCTGGGAAACCATATCCTCCAGATGTTGATTTCATCATTGCATCTATATACCTACATCCAGGTATTCCATTTATAGCTTCTTCCCAGGATAACATTTTAATTCCTGAAATATCTCCATTTATCAACTGGGTACACAAATCCATTGTTGCTGCATTTAAAAAATTTAAAGGTATACGACTATTATTAAACCCAATGTGGTTTATAAGTATGTTAAACGGCATATATCTATTGGGTCCCTTAAAATTCGGAGCCACTTTTGACGTAGTAATGCCATTTTGTTCTAAAAATTCAGCCATAACTGTGGGTCCAGTTGTGGTCTTAGCATTTGCAACATAAGTATCTAGTGTTCCTAATAATTCTAAATCATTAACATTATCAACATAACTCGTGATATTAGTTTCATTGGTCTCAGCAATTAATGTATCATTATCCACAATATGTGGGTCACCTATTTGTAGTTGATTACTAGAAATTCGCTGACATAATGATGGCAATATAGGTGTTGCCCAAGAATGAGTTCCCATTAAGTTACCTAAGGTATGATAACCTAAGATACAAACTACCTGATCATGGTAAATTAATAAAGAACCACAATCTCCTTTAATAGTTGGGAATAATGGATCCCCACGCCAGTAAAGGTGAGGATGTCCTTGAGCGGGTGGATTATCTGGGATGATCTTTTTAGTAGGGATAACTTTAGTATTTCCATCATCATCTCTCCCAATGTATAGTCCATCTATAGGAATTTTACCAACATTTTTGTCAACGTTAGTCAATATATCACTTATTGTTTTTCGAGGTGAAATGCCTGGAATTGAGAATATACAAGCGTCCATATCATCGATAACTGCTACCATACGTAAATCTAATTCACCTGAATGAGTAGCCTTAACTGAGTTATTCATATACTTTACTTCATAGCGAACGATTCCATTCATTCGTTCTAAGTCAAAACTATGTTTATTAATTATCCACGTATTTCCACCAAGACTAAAAATATTAGTCACAACTGGCTTAGAGTCTGTCTGGAAATAGATCCGAGCAACATTGTTTTCAAAATATTTAACAATATCAGCTCTACTCCTTTGACCAAGACTCCATGATTTATCAGTAAACATTTTATGCGCTATTCTATCATCACTCTTAATCCATTGTTTTGTCTTAGAGACATCCTTCAAGTTATCAGAAGGACCACTAACTCGCCCATCAGCCTCAGGTTTAATACACAGCGCATTGACACAAAATAATGCTCCGCGTACTAATCTAAAAATAAAGTGATAATTAACGAAAACCACACTTATTATTATAGTGGTAGCCATAGGCGACAAATATTTTTCAGCTCTGCTACTAATAGCAGATAAAAACCAATTTCTAACATCTTGTGTAAGATTGGCTGTCAGGACATTGAGAGAATCTTCTAAAGCTTGATCTATTTGATTTTCTAGTGCTTTAAGTATCCAATATAAAATTAAAGGCCAGATAATTAATATCATTAAGGGGTTCATAAAAACCGTAAATACAGTCAAACATAGTAACTTAGTTACTGTATGACCCACTCTGGTCCACGTATATTCTACAATATGATCCCCCATCTTAATATATGACGACATAAAAAATAATAACGTCACCATTAAAGCGGGAGATGTATTTAACATTCGGACATCTGGTTCATCTGATTGGTATTCAATTAAATCTGGAAAGTTTTCCTCAGCCACTCTTCTCTCAGGAGTTAACTCATTAGAAGATTGTAGAGTCTTGTAGTAACAATCTGGATCAACGTGTTCACACATCCAGGTGCGACATTGATCACAAAATTTAACTCCATTTAAGAAGGTTGAAAAATCATCTTGGCACTGTTTATCACGATTGTGTTCAGATAGTTTATGATACATAAATCTTGTAAAATCCTCAATACTGGTTGTTTGACCATTATAGATATTAAATCGAGGATCATCTGGGATAGACACTAAATTGATACGTTCTTGAGCTGATCTATCTTCACTGGACACGCGAATTGGTTGGCGAAATTCAAAAATCCACCAATCTGGCATCCCTTTATATAAACTAACTTTATGGGTGTCCAATCTACCATTTCTATCGGCAAATCTTGGTTGAACTTTAACATGTACAATTATATTGAATCTTCTCAATGCTGCATATGGTTTTGCACAATAAATAGGTGCATGAATATCTGGAATATTGGATGTTCCAATTACTAATTTGGGAACTATAGGTACAACTCCTTTAGAATCGACATCAGGCATATTAGCCATGAGAGGCACTTTATTAATTATATTTATTAATCGCGTTACTTCTTTATCTACACCTTGGACTCTTCTAGGATTATCTTGACCTATATCGTCAGCAACCCATATAAATTTGTAGGATTTATAACCATCATCATAATCAGAATCTTTAATAGCAAAATGGAAATATTCCCTCTTACATTCTAATTTATTATAATCACAAAATATCTTAGCAGCTATATCTACTAAAGATGATTTCCCAATACCGGGTGCCCCAGTAAATAGGAGTGCAAATGGGAGATCTCTCTCCTTAGAACAATGATCAATTGCTTTAATCTTACATTGTATATTCAATAATTTGTTATATAAATCTCCTACAAATTTCTTAGATGTATACTTATTAGATACTGCTCGTTTTAAGTCCGTAGCAAATAATAAAGCAGCTTCCAATTTTAATCTAAATTCTTCTGGAGTAGACTTAAAAGGCAATAAGTTATTATAATGAGATGATAACATTTCTAGTTCCTTAACATCCTTAACCCATTGTTCGATGGTAAAGTCATCATAACACAATGATCTAAAAGAACCTAAAACTATTGCTTGTTGTAATCTCTTAAATAACAATAGTACAGTTTTGGTAATAAAAATAGGAAAATCAGGTGATCCATTAATTACATTCAATCCGGCTTCCTTAATATCAGTCATAAATTTGTCTGAATATTCTACATCTCCAGCCATCTTTGCAATCATAACACTCATCAATACATAAGCGTTCTTAAAAAATTCAGATTTCTTAAAATCTTCATAATTATTGATAATATCTAACGCTTCATCCACTTTAGATTCTGATTGAGTAAATATAATGCACTGCGAAACTTTAATTAAAATATCTTGCATATTATCCAATATCTTCTTTCCAGTATATAACTTCACAAGAAGAAGAGCGGTAGCGAATATTTGAGCTTTAGTGCGAGCGTGTGCGAGCTGGTACAATCCGAGAATAAATGCTTCAATATCAATACTTGTTTTCCATCCTGAACAAATTCCCTGGTACTCAAGCAATGACTCCCAATTCGTTCCAATGAAACAATAACGTGCGCGATTACACGCATAATCCATCAAACGAAGTCTATCAGTATGGTAATTGATTTCAATAAAAATTTCATCCCAAATAAAATCTGCTTCATTAATATATAATGATTCAGTTGAAAATCTGGTGACTTCAAAATCAATTTCCTCATCAATGTAAAATCCTAAGATTTCGCTAATATTACAGAGTGTTAATATTGCACCGTAGTGCAATTCATTAAAAGGTAATTTAACTGTGTTATCAGAACAATTAACATTAATTCCTTTAATTAAATTATAGTTGTCGACTAATAGGTTCAGTGTTAATTCTGATCTATTAAACGATCTAATTTTATCCGTGAATAAAACTAGTGTATTATCAATACTAATTTTACAATTGGTAGTATCAATAATTGGCTTAAATCTTAATAAGATTGATCCGAGGGATTCATCTTGTCCCTCCTCCACTCCGCACAAAAATACATAGCCACAGTAATTTATGCGCACATTAACCATTCCTCCATCTACAAATACTTTATTTTTTGAGTTTTTATATTTATTTTTAATTAATCGTTGACATAATTTAGAAAACATTGTTGGAAAGGTTCGTTCCACAGACTTTACAGCCGTAGCGAGGTTTTACTAATTAACCTCTTGACTTCCATTCCCCATCTATAAAAATAGTATGGTATCTACAAGTTATTAATTTGATTTAAACCGGTTCACAAAGACATCACTTCTGAAGTTTACAGAAGGCTAGGTGATTGATCCCAAGGACTTACAAAATCGCATATTTAAAATGCAGAATAGGTCGTCGCATCTGTGTTCCAATTAGTGGTTGGGCTGAAACCAACTCACTCCTATGGCGAGGTTGTATTTAAATCGAGGTTATACCAAGGACGATATGGTTATAACTTTAAGGTGCATAATACAAATACACCAGTTGAGAAGGGTGTTATTAAGTGTTGGCGTCCCACTGTAACATGGGCGGGCCTAAGGCTAACATAACTTAGCCAATGTATCTCACCGAGTGCAAAGATAGACGGCAGATACTACTAGTGTTAAAACACCAGCCTACTATCATTACGCCGTACCGATAAACGGTGAATGCGATAAATCGCGTACCAAAAATGGTAAAGGGTTGGGTAGCATTTTTTGAGGTCTTGCTATGACCCTGTGCTTAAATATCGTGACCAAATGATAATTAAGACTTTCAAATAAAAATAGAAACATTATAATCAATTAGATTTCAAATTCATAAATTCAATTCATAATATATTGGAGTGCTGCTTTGCAGGTTGCTCCAATAAATTTGAAACTATTTCGCTCCTGCTTTACAGGACAACAAATTAGGAATTTTAAAATTTGCTGTACATAAATTGATTATGGTGGATACCTCCCTGGTCAGGGGTCTTTTCCACAAATTTTGAGAGAAAGTGAGTACACT